CACGACGACTACAGCAAGCCGCTGGATGTTCGGTGGCTCTGCACAACCCATCACGCGGAATGGCACAAGCACAACACGCCACTCTGCCCCGAGCAGGAGCAAGCAGCATGAACATCCCCTTCCGCCAATTCCGCCACCACTCCTACTTCTGAGGCCCGCCATGACCGTGACCAAGGAAATGGTTGATCGTGCCTTAGACGCCTACGTGGATGCATGGGACGCACACGTCCAGAAGGTAGATCGATGCGAGACAAGCTGGGATGACGGACAGATCGAGGCGGCCCGCATTGGCATCCGTGCGGCATTAATCGCCGCCCTCGCCGCCTGCACTCCCGCCAAGTCGGAGGGAAGGTGATGGCCGACTTACAGTCGTGCCCGTTCTGCGGTGAGTCGGGCGAAACCGAATTTATAGAGGACGCATGCTGGGGCGTGGGCTGTCCTGACTGCGACTACCAGCTCATGTGCGGCCCGGTCGGCATTGGTTGGTGGCCGTCTGAAAAAGAGGCCATCGCCGTATGGAATCGACGCATCTACGCCACCGCCAAAGGAGAAAGCCGAAATGGCTGACGATCTGATCGACCGCTTGCGGCTGGAGGCGCAGATTCACGCCCAGGAAGCCCGCACGGCCAACGCGACCATCGCGGAGATTTACCAGCTTTGCAGCGGCGGCACGGGTGAGCCGGGCAACTGGCACGGTGCCGAGCCGGTGCGCGCCCTGGTCGCAGAGCGCGATGCACTCGCCGCCACCCTGCGCCAGCAAGCCGGGAGGGTGGATGTGCGGGCCGCGGTCCAGCGTATGGCCGGGATGCTGGAACAAGGCGAGTGGGCCGACCTTCTTTCGACCGATCCCGACGTTGCGCGCCTGAACGCCGCAATCTCTGCCGCCCTCGCGCAGAACACGCAGGTGGCCGGATGCTCGCTTGGCTGCAAAGACGGCCAGTGCTTGGCACAGGATCACGGCTGCCCGAGCGAGTGCGTCAAGCCCAAGGCAGCGCAGAACACGCAGGGGTATGGCCATGGCGAATAAATGCCTTCAGTTCCTCAAGGACGTACCCGAAACCGACGAGTGCGTCATTTGGCCCTTTGCTCTGTCAGGGCACAGGTACGGCCAAATGTTTTTCCAGGGCAAGCAGGCAAGAGCGCACCGAGTGCAGTTCTACCTGACTAACGGGTTCTACCCGGAAGCCGTCATGCATAAGTGCGACAACACCAAGTGCGTGAATCCTCGCCATCTGAAGGCTGGCGACAATGCGAAGAACGCATGCGACATGGCTGTGAAAGGCCGTGTGTATGGTCAAAAAGTGGCGCTCACGGATGCGCAGGTCGAGGAAATAAGGGCCTCATACGTGTTCCGCACCGTTGGCTGCAAGCGCCTGGGCGAAAAGTATGGCGTGAGCCCTGAGACCATTAGGGACATTGTTACCGGGAAGAACAGGAAAACAACCTCCCCGGATTGGGGAAGTGACGCCGCCGCCCCGTCCCAGCGCGCGGAGGTGGACCGTGGGTAACTGGTCGCCCGAGCAAATCAAGCTGACTCGGCTCGACCTTGAGTGCGAGTTGGACGCGCTGCTCGACCGTCAGGCCGCGATTGAAACGGCGCTTGCCCTACTCGACAACATGAAGCCAGCGCAACCACAGCGCGCGGAGGTGAAGTGATGAAGCCCGCAGTTGGCCCGCTTGGCGAATACATACGGGCTTACAGGGAGCGTGAGCGATGGACTCTCAGTGGGCTCGCAGAGCGGGCTGGAATGTCCAAAGGGCAGCTTCACGGGATCGAACACGGCAAGGAAACCAACCTGCGGACCAAAACGATTATCGCGCTGTCGGTGGCGTGCGAAACGACGGTTGCACGCATCGCCACCCTGGCCGCTGCTTCGATCAAATTCGCCGAGGTGAAGTGATGGAGGCGATGACGCTGGATGACGTAATGCGCGCTGCTATTCGTGCAGGCGCAGTTGCGGATCAACACGATGGCCCGAACGGTTCGGTGAAGTTCGATGCCAAGACGTTCCAAGCATTCGTTCGCCATCTGAACGCCCACCTCGCCCAGCCTGCGCAGGCGGTGGATGTGGGGGCGATTCGTGAGGTGATCGCGGAGCTGGAATCCGTGGTGCAGACGGCGAAGATGCCGAGCTTCTATCGAGACAATGTTGCCTCGCAAATCGGAAAGCTCACCCGCGCCCTCTCCGGCGAGAAGGCGGGGCCGGTGGGGGATGGGTGGGTAAGCGCAATGGTTGATCGCTTCCTTGGCTGGCGTTTGCCTGATGACTTCAGTCCGGACGATGGCATTTCGTTCGTCCCCCCGAAGCATCCGAACTCGTGGCCCGTAGGCACGAACCTTTTTTCCGTAAAACAAGCCGAGGCGATGTTCCGTCATGCGCTTGGGGCGCTGGACGGATATGTGATCGTCCCTGCGCACAGGAGCGAGGCGGAAATACGTTCTTTTTACGGACGGATGGAAGGTCGCACCCATGACTGATTTAAAACTGGTGCAACTACCCGCAAGCGCCATTGCAGATATACCGAATGGTCTACGTAACGTGGCCGACCTGATCGAAAGCGGATCGTCCGATGACGTGGCCGGGTTTGCGTGCGTGAAGGCGCTGGTGTGGGTCACGTTAGACGCCAACGGTCAAACGGCGACAGGCGCTCTTGGCTACAGCATCGACAAGCACAAAACAGCCGGAATCATGCAACAGGCAATGATCGAGCTTCTAAAGGAGCCGCGTCCATGACTGATTTCAACGCCCTCCCCGCCACCACCCAGGACGCCGAATGACCACTATGACGCTGGAACAGAAGGTCGCGCGCCTGAAGCTGGTGGCTGACGGCCTGCGCCGGATTCAGGAGTTCGAGTCGGCACGCTACCTGGACGAATACGCGGCCCACCTCGCCCAGCCTGCGCAGGCGGTGGATGTGGGGGCGATTCGGGAGGTGATCGACGTATTGAACGACGTCGTGCGAACTGCGCCCATGTCCAACTTCAGCCGCTCTCGCGTCGGCAACCAAGTCGACAAGCTCACCCGCGCCCTCTCCGGCGAGAAGGCGGGGCCGGTGGGGGATGGGCTGCCGGATGAAAACTGGTTCGCGGATCAGCTCTGCGATCTGCGCAACAGATGGGGTGAGCACGAGCCAAGTTGGCTGGAAACCGACGACAACCATCCAGACGATTGGATGGCGAAGGAGCTGCGCAAGCGGCTATTGGCCCTGCCCGTCTCCCCCACGCCGGGCAAGGAGGGGGAGTGATGGTCCACCCTTACGCCGCGCGCCCGATTGCGGACTCGCACGTCTGGCTGACGCCGCCTGAGATCCTTTCGGCTCTTGGCCCGTTCGACCTGGACCCGTGCGCTGCGCCATCCCCGCGCCCCTGGCCGACTGCTGCACGGCACATCGAGCTACCCGAAGACGGGCTGGCCGCCGCGTGGCATGGCCGCGTGTGGTGCAACCCGCCGTTCGGCAGGCACACCGAGGCGTGGCTGAAACGCATGGCCGCGCACGGCAACGGCATCGCCCTGGTGTTCGCTAGGACGGAAACCGCCATGTTCCAGCGGCACGTCTGGCCGCACGCTGCAGCGGTCCTGTTCCTCGCCAAGCGGCCCCACTTCCACCGGCCGGACGGTAGCCGAGCAGCCGGCAACAGCGGCGGCCCCATCTGCTTGATCGCTTACGGCCAGAACAACGCGGACGCACTGCGGGCCAGCGGCCTACAGGGCGCAGTAATGAAAATGCACGAGGGTGCAAAATGAACACGCCTAGACTGGTCATTCTTGAGAGCCCCTACGCAGGCGATGTTGAGGCCAACGTCGAGTACGCGCGAGCGTGCGTCCGCGACTCACTGCTGCGCGGCGAAGCGCCGATCGCCTCGCACCTGCTCTACACGCAGCCTGGCATCCTCGACGACACCGTGCCGGCGGAGCGAAAGCGAGGCATCGACGCCGGCCTAGCATGGCGCGCCGTTGCGCATGCGTCGGTCGTCTATACCGATCGCGGCATCAGCCGGGGCATGGAATATGGCATCGCGGCGGCAGAGAGGTCCGGCACTCCGGTCGAGTACCGAAGGCTTGACGAGTCCGGCGTACCCCGCATCACCGCCCACCTTGGAGCCGAGCAATGAGTGAGAAAACATGCCCTGCCGCACCGATCGTCCGCGTAACCGGGCTCGGTATTGACGTGACCATCCGCATCGACAGCGAGGACGACAAGGAAATCGCGCGCCTCGCCATGGAGATGTCGGATAGACATTCGCGACCAACTACCGGAGCCACCCATGACCAAGCCTGACCTGATGGCGGAACTGGATGAGGCGTTGCACCTTTGGCACGACAGGGGGATAGCGTACGAGTTTCTACGCAAGCGACGCGCCGAGCTAGAGGCGGCGGTGAGGGATGTGGCGAGGTATGCCCCGTGCCTTTGGGTGCCTGATGACGACACCGATTCATGGGACACGGCATGCGGCAACAAGCACCAGTTCATCGCGGGCGATCCGGCCGACAATCTTTATCAGCACTGCCCCTACTGCGGCGGCAGGCTGATCGAACCGAACTATGACGCGCCCATGCGCAACAGCGCGCGGGAGGTGGGATGAGCGATACCGCAACCTGCTCCTTCCTGCATAAGTTCTTCGTAGCGTCCGACCTTCCTGACCTGGACGCCGCCTTCGAGGACGGCAAGCAGCGAGCTATCAGCAGCCTTGAGGCACGGATTGCGCGCATCCGTACAACTACCCGAGCCGACTACAACAAAGCGTTCGGGATCGAAATGGAGAGGGCGAGGTCGTGAGCCTTTGCCTTACCCGTGACGAACTGGCCGAGCTGACCCGCTGCAAGCTCAAGGCGGGCCAGGTGGCGTTCCTGCGCAAGAACGGCATCCGCCACTACGTGGACGCCCACGGCTGGCCCGTGGTTACCCGGGCGGCGGTTGAAGGCCGGGAGGAAGCGGCGCAAGCTGCGCCCACCTGGAAGCCACACAAGGCCGCCTGACGATGGGGCGACGTCCATCTTCGCCGGGAGCGATCCCGCGCCTGCGTCCGCGCAAGAAGGGAAAGCGGACGTTCTATTACTACGACCATGGGTTGGTGGACGGGAAGCGCCGCGAGGAGCCGCTGGGCGCTGACTACGGGCTGGCCATCAAGCGGTGGGCAGAGATCGAACGCGCCGGTGCAGAGAAGCCTGCCGACGTGGTCACGTTTCGCTATGTGGGCATGCGCTACCTGGCCGAGGTGGTCCCAACGAAGGGCGCCGCCACGCAAAAGGACAATAGCCGCGAGCTGAAGCAGCTCAACGCGTTCTTCGACGACCCACCATGCCCGTTCGAGGCGATCGAGCCGCAGCACGTCAAGCAGTACCTGAAATGGCGCGGCGCCAAGGCCAAGGTGCGCGCGAACCGCGAAAAGGCCTTGCTCTCGCACATCTGGAACTGGGCTCGCGGCGAGGGATACACCACGCTTCCGAACCCCTGCGCAGGCATCAAGGGCTTCCGCGAGGACGGGCGGGACGTGTACGTCGAGGACGACATGTTCACTGCCGTCTGGGAGCAGGCTGACCAGCCCGTGCGCGACGCTATGGATCTGGCCTACCTGACCGGCCAGCGCGTGGCGGACACGCTCAAGATGGACGAGCGGGACGTGCGCGAGGGCTTCCTGCACGTCGCCCAGGGGAAGACCGGGGCCAAGCGCCGGATCGAGGTCAGTGGGGCACTGGCGGCGCTGCTGGCGCGCATCGCCGAACGGAAGGCGGGCTACAAGGTGCACGCGACCCGCCTGGTGGTTGCCGGGGACGGCCAGCCGCTGACCTATAGCATGCTGCAGGGCGGGTTCTACAAGGCGCGCGAGGCGGCCGGTATCGAGCCGAAGGCCTTCCAGTTCCGCGACCTACGCGCCAAGGCTGGCACGGACAAGGCCGACGCGGTAGAGGATATCCGGCAGGCTCAGCAGCAGCTCGGCCACGCCTCGGTGACTATGACCGAGCACTACGTCAGGAAGCGCCGAGGGGCGAAAGTCACCCCAACGAAGTAGCGTTTTGCGGACCAACATCGGGATTGCGGACCAAAACGGAGAGTCCGAAATCGCTGGGAAGCCTTGGTGCCCGGAGCGGGGGTCGAACCCGCATAGCCTTGCGGCTGAGGGATTTTAAGTCCGGGCCGGATCGCTTAAGGATCGCACACTTAGGCCAGAAAACGGTCCGCAATCGACGGTTTTTTGATGCTTGGGAAGGCAGCCACAGCCTAGAAGGCATCAGGATTGCGGACCACTTCCAACCGTCCGCCAGTGGCTCCGCGCCCACCGCTCGACGTGCCGCTTGGCCTGCTCGACGGATCCGGCGTAGCCCCACAAATCCGGATGGCCCTTGCGGGCGATCTTGACCGAGTACAGACCGTCAAGATGCCCAACGCACTCCCCGATCACGGCGAAGTTGGGGCCGCCGGCATCGCGAAGGTGGGCATACCACGGCAGGCCGCCAAGGAGGGGCTTCCAGTAGATCGGCGGGCAGGACATGCCGCGAAGGTACGCCTGCCCCGTCTCAGGAACGGAGCGCCCCGGTTATCGGCTGACGCAAGCAAGACTGCTCGGCTGGCCGCCAGAACCCCGGGGCGATTCCAAAGTTAAGTCGGTCGATTCGATAGTTATGTAGGCGGATGCCGGCAGAAAGCGTCAGGTATTTAGGGCCTTTCGCACAGCCGCTTCCCACGCTTTGCGCTCGTCAGGTGTGGGGGCGGCCGCCTCCAATGCAGCGACGCGCCCACGCAACGCCACGATCTGCCGATAGCCAAGGCCGGCAGCGGCCAGGAGAATGAGTAGAACAGCCCCGGCGATCACGGCAGCGGCGCCCGCGAAAGGACGATGCGCTCGCGTGCCAGCTTAGCGACATAGCTTGCAGCCGTCGGAGAAACCAGTCCGGTATAAGACTGCTCAAGGTTGCCCGAACCGTCATCGTTGTAGATCCGGTGCAGATTGGTCAGCATGCCTGCGCTATAGAGCCGCTGGGCCTGCGTGAACAGGGAGTCGGCCAGCGTGGCGTCCGTGCCAGCGCTCACCGAAACGCCGACGATGAAGGTTGTCAGCATCGCGAGGTCGTCAGGGTTCACATTGGCGAGGAAAGTGTTGTAGTCGGCTGGTGCGGGCATGGGTACTCCTTAGATCCCTAGAGTGGCGAGTTTGGCGGCGGTGTTGATCTGACCCTGTAGTGCGTCAGCGAAGCTCTGTGCAACCAAGTCAAGGCAACCCTGTTGGAACGTGTAGCCGAGGCCAGAATCCAGGTCGTAGTAGCCGGCACCTATTGCGGCAGTCGCGGTGGGTGCGCCATGCCCGGAAGTCCATCCTTCGGGAAGGTTGTCTGCGGTCAATGTGGTTTGTGACGCGGGTGAGTAGCGGCACCATCCGTCATAGAGGGTATGCGTCCCGGCCATGACGCCGGAAAGTTCGACTGTGCGCGTGCTATCCAGCGTGGCGATTGGCGCCATTGTGGAAGGGTCAAGCACGGGCGTTCCGTCCGTATTGATCTGGAAGGCCCAGCCAGTCAGCACGAGCGTGCTGCCGTCGTTGCTCACCTTGTCCAGTACAACGCGGGCATAGCCGGCGCTGATCTCGTAATCCAGCACGGGCTTTCCGGCCGGCCGGTTGGGAATCGTGTCGATACGCGTCGCCATGGCTACCTCAAGGCTTTAGGTTGTGATGCGAGAAAAGGCACGTTGGGTGATCCCCCACCCAATAGAAGTCGTTCTCGCAGGTGATGTGCTGGACCCACTGCTCCGGGATGTCGTCTACGCGCTCGATGAGCCCGGCTGAGGCGCCTTCAACAGTCAATTGGTTAAGGACGTATCGTGCCGCATCGGGCGCCAGCACCGAGCCGCCTAGCACCAGGCCAAGCGGCGCGCTACGCGAGCACGACAGGGCGCGTTCCTCGCCAGCCACGACGCGCACGCAGGGCTGCCACTTGCGTTCGGAGTAAATGACACATCCCCATTCGCCGTTCACCTTGAGGATGAAATCGCCTGCACGGATGCTTCCCGCGCGGACGAACTCCTGCCCGGAAGATGTTTTGCGGATTACCCACGCATCGACCACGGGGCAGCCACCCGTCCCGCCGCCGCCACTTGATCCGCTAGTTGGGATCGTCACCTGCCCAGCCACAACGATGTCATCGTAGGTCTGTAGGAGCGTGTTGACGTTGCTGGTCGCCTGCCAGGTCTTGGCGCCACCCGTGCCGCTCGCGTCATGGGTATAGATGTTGTACGTGCTGCTCTGACTGAGCCCGGTAACCGCATTGCTTACGGCGCTGTACGACACCGACGCCGCGCCCATGTAGTAGGTAAAGGCGTTGACAGATACGGCGCCAGCCGAGGTCGCCGTCAGAGCCGTGGCGCTGCGCACGGCGCCATAGTTGAGCGTGAGCGAATTTGGCGCATTGAGCTGATTACCGAGCTTCGCTCCGCTGCCAGCCACGCGAACGTCGTTGACCGTGACCTGCACGAAGTTGAAAAGGGAGTAGTACGCCCCGCCGCCCGCGCTATGCAGCGTGGCCTGCCCCACCGCTGCGCCAGAAGGAACCGTTCCAGAGGCAACCAAGGGCGTCCATGCGGCAGCGGTCACTGTCGACGTGGTGATCTGCCCGACGAAGCTGCCTGTTGAGCTATAGAAATTGACTTGCAGGCTGGTCGCTGCACCGCTCAAGGCATTAACAAGCCCGGATATCGAAATCTTGTCGCCGACGACTACTGGAAAAGACTTGGCCGTGTCGACGCTGTTTGCGGCGCCCGAGGTGGTCTGCAACACGAGGTAATTAGTGCCCACCGATGGGGCCGGTGAACTCGACTGCGAATAGATCGTGCAACCAGCGCGCGCTACCCATCCGGGGACCGTGAAAGACCCAGCCGTGGCAACCTGGAACAAGGCGTTATCGATGTCCCACGCCGCACCTGATCCGACCGACTGCATGCGCCTTACGAACGTTGGTCCATCCGGCACCTCATCCAGGCTAGCCGGAAGCGCCGCGATGGTGCAGCTGGTTGCGCTGAAGTATCCAGAGGTGTGGCTGTCGTACTCGATTTCGACAATGGCGCGAACGGCGTTCGTCGGCGCAATACCCGTCACGCGGCTGACGCCCTGGGAGAAGTAGTTACTTCCCGTGTCGGACGTGCAGATGGTCACGCCTTGTGTGCTGTTCGTGATATATGCGCCGGACTTGTCGTACCAGCCGATGCGCGCGTAGGCACGGGAGCCAGCGTTAGCTCCGACCGAGCGAAGGCCCACTGTCACTGTAACAACCTGCCCGGTCTTCACAGCGATGCCGCCGCCGGTGTTGTGAGCGCAGGTGGTCGTCTGCCCGGTCACGCCCTTGTGCAATAGATACGTGCCGGTGCTGGCATCGGGGCTATTGGAACCCGTCTCCCGATACCACTCGCCGCTGCCGGCCGTGTCGAACGTCCAGCCTGAGGTATCGGTGACGAACTTGGGGTTGTAGACCGGCGTTCCGGTGACGGCACCCGTGACATCCGCGCCATCGGCCGGCTTATTACCGTCGTTTACCACCTGTCCCCAAGTGCGAGGCGGAGAGGTGATGATGAAGGGCGACGGGAGTGAGGTATCGCCCTGCACCGGCTCCAACTGCCAAGCCTCTAGCCAGTAGGTCGCACCTACAACGGTGTTGAGCGTGAGCGTGAGCGTGGCGGCGGTGGATGCGTCAGCCGTCAGGTCATAGTTGCCGTACAGCCGCGACCACGTGAGGGCGGTTACGGGGCCGCTGATGTCGTCGCTATAGGCATTGGCAGCAGTAGCGACCGCAAGCGTGCCCGAGAGGCTGGCTTGATCGGTCCGGCAATAGAGCGAAGCAATCCACTTCCAATAAGGATGGATTGTGGCGGGGTATCCGGTCGCCGCCAGCGTCAGAACGATTTGCGTTCCTGTCGCTACCAGCTTGATCGACGCTACGCCGAACTGCGCGTTAGCGTTATCAAGGGACGCTGTAGCGCCCGTAAGGCGAAGTCCCGGAAGCGCCGTTCCATCGTAGACGCTGTATTGCGTAGGGATCGCATTAACGCCGGTCGTGTATCCAGCGGCACGAATGGCGGACAGCATCTCCTGCATGCGCTGGATGAAGCGCGACCAGTCCGCTTGCGTCTGCGGGAGATTAGCGGGCAGGACCGTGGTAGGCTGCTGGGGAGCCTGGTTGGTCGAAATTTGGCAGCCCATAGGTATCCGAAGGAGGTTTTATGCGCACGGCAAAGCGGCGCCTGATGACTGGCGCATCGGTTTTCGTGGTGTTTGTGGCAATGGCGTTGATGCCCCTGCGCGCGTTCTCAGCGCAGGTCTATCTGCCCAATAACAACCAGTGGACAGGCGAGAATATGTATCAAGGCGCCACCTTGATACTTGCCTATGACGACGGGAATGCCCGGACCTTCACGCCCGAACAGGTCACGCTGTTTAACATGGCATCCGGCTGGTTTAGTGGCGCGGGGCAGGCTGCCGCTGCCATGTCTTTGCTTAATCAAACGCCTCGCGGCGGCCGGTGCCGGATGTACCTAGAGCAGCTATCGCTGGTTGACGTGGCCCGCAAGTACGCCACCTACTGGACAAAGCACCCGGACGAACACGGCAAGGCTTCCTTGGCTATCCTCATCGCCTCGATGTACGAGGGGCATCCCTGCAATTAGGGCTGGTGCGTGACTTGCGGTGCGGAATAAGCCGCCTGCTGCTGCGTAATGCGGCCTAGAGCCTTGGCGAGTGTCGGGTTCTTGGCCGCCAGCTTGTCCAGCTCATCCGCCATCGTGCGCGGGTTGAGCATCAACTTCTGGACGGCATCGAATACGCGCGAATTGGCGACACTGGCGAGCTTCTCTGCCCCGAGATAGCCGCCCACCGTGCCGATGCCGGGCACGACGCTACCCAAAGCGGCGCCCACCAACTTGCCAGCCGGTCCGCCGCCGTTGAAGTTGCTTCCGTATAGCTTGGACGCCAGCCAGCCGCGCGCATTGAGGTTGTAGTCGGTATCCGATCCCGGTGTGCGCACAGAGTTGGAGACACCCTCGCGCTGCAGATCCTTCTGGACATTGCCCAGCGCATCCTGCGCCTGTGGGGAAAGCGGGAACGGGCCTTTGTTAGCCTGGTTGAGTGCGCTGTTGTAGCGGCTCAGCGTGAGAACAGGGCGCTGGTCAGCACCGAGGCCCACAGAACCAAGGCGATCCAGAATGCCAGACGCGGCTCGCTGGTCGGTGATTGGCTGGGACGCTCGTGCATACGCCCCCAGGTAATTAGCATACCCCGGTGCGACTCGGTCGATAGCCTGGACAAGCGAATCATTGGCGCTCCCATAGGCCATGCCGTTTTGGCCGCTGGCCTGACGGGCTAGTTTACCCGTTTCCTGGCGCACTGCATCCAATAGATCCGTGCCCACCAGCCCATTGATATTCTGGCTGCCTTGCACGCTTGAAATGAGTGAATCCAACGTGTTTGCCCGCTGCGGATTAACGCCGAGCGGGCCATAGCGCAGTGTCTTGAGGGTTTGCAGGACGCCCGAGGGATCAACCATGTTGCGGTTGATGGCACCGGTCGCCGCATGGAAGGCATCTTGCGCCTTCTTGCTGGTGACCGAATCGCCCAGATCCTTCAACTCGGCTAGTGCGTCATCCTCCTGCATGGCGCCGCTTCGGACCTTGGCGGCGATCTTGTTCGCCTGCGACAGCGCGTCGAAATCGCCCGAGGACATACGCCCAGGGTTATCCACCAAGGTCTGGAAGGCATCTTGCGCACCCTGCCAGCGCACGCCCGGCTTGGAGTCGGTGAGGTATTGCGACACGAAGGGGTCGATAGCCGTACGGCGAGCATCCTGCGCCGCCTGTAGCGTCTGCGGCGTGCCGGCGACGTTCTGGATGGCGTCCAGTCGAGCCTGGTTGTTGGCCTGACCACGCGCGGCCAGTGCGCCCTTGAACTCCGGGGACTGGTTAGCAAGCGCCTTTTCGGCCTGCACTAGCGGGATCGACTGCCCCACCTGCGCGGCGGTCGGCAGCGAACCGGGAACGAGCGTGGGGGCTGAGCGAAGGTTCTGAGCCACTTGCGGCGCCGCATCGCCCAGCACGCGCCCGACGAAATCACGCGCAGCGCCCATGGGATTCACCAGCGGCACGCCAGCGTTGTAGATCTCCTGCCCCGCCCTGGCGATCAGCGGGAATACACCACCCGCTGCCGTGCCTAGCGCCGTCTGCGCCGTTTTCTGCTGGGCAAAGTCGCCCTGCGTTACAGGCTGTAGCGAGCCAAGGACGCTCCCCTGCAGTCCGCCAGAAAGCATCTTTTGCAGCAGCGGGAACTTGTTCGCAAATTGCGTTGCGTAGTCCGCGCCTTCGGCTATCTTGCCGCCGAGCGATGCGGGGCCGCCCACGACGAACGGAGCCACCATGCCCATGGCTGCACCCACATGGGAGGCTGCCGTATCTGGCTGCGATTGCTTGTATGCCGCTTCCCGGTCGGCCAGTCGCTGGTCGAAGTTGCGGGCCGTAGTGTCGATCATGCCGGCAACGCCGCCACGCACCTGCCCCGGCTGATCTGGCGGCCCATAGGCTGCATCGGCCGCCGACTGGATGCCGTGCCCAAGCATCTGCGCCGCACTAAGCAGGGGATCGCTGATGTAATGCCACTCGGCCATTCCGGCCTGCTTGTTGGCCGATAGCGCGCGATCCATCGCCGTAGGCGCGAACAGGGCGCGACCGTTCGCCGCTTCCTGGTCCGCCACGGCCTGCTGCTCGGGCGTCCAGTGGGGCGCTTCCTGTGCGCTCTGCAACACCGCCATGGCGTCAGGATCGGTAATGCCGGACGACGTTGCGGAAGACGCCGGAGATGCCTGCGTTGACTGCAGGATGGCCAGCGCATCCGCATCGGTGATTTGCTGAGCCATCAGTGGTTCGCCGCAGGGGTGACAGTGATGAACGGGCTCATGAACTGCATGTCATGGGCGAGCTTGACGCGCTGGGCCGGGGAGAGCGAATCAAGAATTTCCTTCTTCCCATCCGGATCGGCCGCCTTGTACTGGAACACCAGCGGATTGTTGTGCGCCCGCCAGTCGTTCTCGAAGCGATCCTGTTTGGAGTAGTCGTAGCCGTTCTGGGCCGCCCATGACTGCTGCGCGTTAGCCTTGGCAAGGTCAGCCATGTCCTGCGATTCCAAGTAGCGCGACACACTCTTCATCGCCCCGGCGAGCTGCTCGGGGTTGGTGTTGCCGTGGGCGACAGCCTCAAGCTGCGAGTCAGTGCCGGTGCCCTTCTGGCCCTGGAATCGCTGCAAGGTACCCTGCGCGATGTACTTCATCGCAACCTGGTAGTCGATGGCGCCCTTCTTGGCACTGTCGGGGATCATGGAGCTAAGGACCGGCGTGTTCATGATTACGGACAGGGCATGGTTCTGCCATTGCGTGCCGTAACCGGTTTGCACGCCGCTATCGAGCAAGCCGCGAAGGTTGTCGTAGACGTTCATGCGCGAGGCCGCGTTCTGGCCAGCATCCATGACGGCCTGGTAGCGCTGAGCGTTGGACTTCGCAACGGTGTCCTGCCCGGACGTGAAGCCAGGAGCAGGGCCGCTGATGGCGCCACCCGGAGCACCCGCCGAGGCCGGCTGCGCGCCGATATTGGCCGCCTGCAACTGCCGCTGTAGCCACGACTGCGCCACGTCGTCCGGAATACCCTCCTTGACCATTTGCGTTGCGCGGGCGGCCAACGAGGACGCAATCTGATCCGGTGACTGCGGCACGCCCTGCCCGCTCACGGCGCCCACGTAGTTGCCCTGCGTGGTGTTGACCGTTCGACCGTCCGGCCCAACGTAGCTATAGGGGGTGACGGATGCCTTGCCGCCTGCCTTGGCTGCCTCCGCAGCGCCCACCGCTTGAATGCCACCCGCCACCGGCACCTCTTGGAATTGGCCCGTTACAGGATCGCGGACCACCTGGAACCCTGGCGATACCGAGGGAAGATTGGTCAGGCCGCCGGTCTGCGGGTCGTACATGTAGCCGCCACCACGCAGCGAAGTCGGGGCGATATAGTTCTGTTTCGCGATGTTCTGCTGCAGGAGCTGGCGACCGATAGGCGAGCGCGGATCGATGCCAGCCGCGTCGAGCTGCTTCACGAAATCGGTAGGCTGCGGATAGGCGCGGTTGAGGTACTGCGTCGAGGCCGCCGAAGGATCGAACGCAAAGCCCAGCTTGAACATCGGATCTTGCGCCATGCCGTCGGCAAGATGGCTCACCTGCGGCTGCTCGGGCTGACTCGGGTCGCTATAGCTGGTGCCGGGCGTCCCGTTGCTGGAGCTGAGCATCGGGGCATTCGGCGCTGCGCCGGGAGGGGCAAGCTGGGCCGTGGCTGCGCGGGCCTGATCGGGCGTAGCAAAGTCGCCGCCACCTTGACCGATGGTGCCGCCACCCATGCTCCCATTACCCAGCACGCCCGAGATGGCACTGTTCTGCAGGCCATAACGTTGCGCCTGCAACTCGGCCATACGTGCCTGGATCGCAGCCAAGCGCGCCTGCTGCGACATGCTCACGCCCTTAGCCAGGTCCTGCCCGAAGCTGTGCGGCATCAGGGACGGGCCAGAGGCAGCCATAAGTCCCATGCCCATGTTGAACGTGGGATTGAATTGAAGGTTGCTGATCGCGCTGCTCAGGTCCGCAAGACTCATGACATGTACCCCGCAAGCGCACCGATGCCAGCACCGATCAAGCTACCGTAGTCGCCCATCCCGCTACCCACCTGACTGCCCGCCATGGCGCCGCCCAGCACGTTGCCCGCCGTGTTCTGGAACACCGGCTGCTGGTTGGTCTGCATCGCGCCGTGCTGCAGCGAGTTGATGAGTCCCATGTACTGGTTGAGGTTGTTGTAGGGCAGGTTTTGGTTGTAGTTCCACGCCGTCTGCGCGCCGTTGATGTAGTTTTGCGCCTGCTGCTGCGAGAGCGCACCGGCCTGTGCAACGCCCTGCAGGTTGGCAAGGTTGGAGGTGTTCAGCCCGCTAGCGGTGTTCGCCGCCTGCCCCATCAGTTGCCGCTCGTTGGCGTAGTTGCCGCCGTAGATCTGCGTGGCGAGCTGGTTCATTTGGTCGTTCTGGACCGGAATCGAGGCTTCCAAGTTGCGACCGGATGCGCCGAACTGGCTTGCCACGCGGTTCTGCACCGCATTGGCCGCCTGGTTGAAGGTCGAGGCCAGATACGGGTTGCTGTTCGGGTCGAGGTACTGGCCGCCCAGCGTCCTCTGTGTCTCGGCGTTGGCTGCCGTCAGCGTCGGATTGCCGCCCGTGGCAAGGTTGTTAGCTGACGTTAGGTATTGCTCCTGAATCGATGACAGCGGAGCCACGGTCGATCCGGGGTAGTACTTCGGTCCGCCCTGCTGATAGAGCTGCTGGGCCTGCCCTACGCCGTACTGGTTGGCGCTATCGAGCCAGCTAGGAAGCTGCGTGTTTTGGGTCGTGGTAACCGACTTGGGAGACGATGAACTCATGGATTACGACCCTCGAATGCCGGCGGGGGCGAGCGCCTGGGGGAGCCCGTAGGGGTTGGGGTTGGGTGCAATGCCTTGAGCGAATCCGGCATAAGGCCCGTAGGCGGGCGCTGCATCGCGCAACGCCTGCTGATTCCAGAAGCCGCCGATAGGAGCGGAGCCGCCCGATAGGGCACTCAAGCCAGGGTAGTAAGGGAGCGCGCCGGACGTGGCGATTGACGGGCTACCCACGCCATTCAATGGGCCTCCGCCAGTGGCGCCCGAGCCGCTGGTGGTCGCGCTGTTGTCGAAATTGGCGAATAGCGGGTTGTTGTCATTGTTCGACAGAGGGGCGCCCGGGCCATTACCGAGTGAGCCGAGCCCATCGAACATGCCCGTGAGCTTGCCGAACATGTCGCCAAAGAGCGGCTGGCCATGCTGTGAGTTGTAGTAGGTGTGAGCCGCTACAAGCACGGGTTTCAGCATGGGGATGGCGACCCCAGCTACGTTCTCGGCCAGCTTCGATACTACGGGGTGGTCACGCGACCACATCATGTAGTTGTCGAACCAACTGGTTGGCGCCGGCATCTGCGCCGTCACCTTGGTTGGCGCTAGATCAGTGACATGAAACGGCACACTAGGTGACCCGGCTGATGGTCCGGCACCCGCTCCCATCCCTCCGCCACCCGCATAGAAATCGATTCCGAATGGACCGCCTGACGTAATGGCGCTCACGTTAACGGGCGCCAGATCCTTAATGGATAGCGATGTGTTGAGCGTCGATGCCAAGCTGCCCGCGCCACCACTTCCAACGGCGCTAGATGGTCCACCGACGCCGGATGCATAGCCTCCGCTAAACATTCCCATATTGCCGGCGCCCGGCGTAAGCGACATGGACTGCGACGGGTCCTTATTCATCCCGAAGGTGATGGGCGCGGGGGCGCCTGGCGATGGCGTGGGAGGCATGCCCGCAACAAAAGCCACCATGGTCAGAGCCTCCGCGAATACGTGTAATCGGCAGGCGCCTGACCAAGCAGTCGACCCCACCCTTTGCGCCCGATCAGGCGAAGCTCCTTGCAGCCCATGCTTTGCGCCCAGACGCAGAACGTTTCGGCCGCCTTACCCGTCCATGCCTTAGCCGCGCTTCCACCCGCGAATTGGACGAAGCCGATGCGGCCTGCTGGGTAGTCGCACCACGAGGTGACGATGGCGGCCTGCGCCTGCGCGATGTCCGTTCCGTCGACCCACAGCACCATGCCGCCGTGCAGCAATGCGGTCAGGACGCTACGTTCGGTATGCTCGCCACCGCGCTCAACAGCCGGTTGCAGCAGCGACCATATGCGTGGCCAATGCGCCGGGATCAGCGGCGAGGCGACGGGCGTCACATGCGGCTCCGCGCGGCCTGGACGATCTCTAAGCCCTGCGCATAGGTCGTCGCGGACCCTAGCGCGGCCTTGAAGGCATGGGCGTAGCCATTGGCTCGCAGCGGCGACATGCGAGAGCGCGAGCCACGGGCCGCGAAGCTACCGAACGTCACAGGATCGTCATCGGTCTGCGTGGCGGCTACGGCGATCTGCGCCACATCGTCAGCTAGTGCTCGCGCACCGGAAACAATGGACCGCATGTTCGGCTGAAGGCGGAAGGTCTTGGTTTCGATCACCGCGCCCGCTTGAGTGCCGGTGAAGCCGCCTACCTTGTTTGCCGCATCGAAGGCTTGCGGAAGATGGGCGCTACTGCTTAAGCCTTGGAAAAGCGCATAGGTCGTGTTCGACGCATGGCTCCAACGCTGCTCCGCGAAGTTGTAGATGATGACGCTATCGCTAATGCCCGACGATGTGCTGGGGTAGGTCCAATAGACACACTGAGACACGCTATCGACCGCCGCGCGAACCTTGGTCATGTCGTAGCAGTTGGCCAAGAACCATCGATTGACCTTGCCGTAGCCGATGGGCTGCACCGACGTGCCATCGGTCGCGTAGAAGCCGTCGCCCGACAGGAAATAGACCTGCGTGCCGATCTGCGCCGCCGCTTTGCGCGTGATGAGTCCGCGCTTGCGCTCGAAGGTGTAGAACTGGAACACCACATCGCCGCCGACGTATTGCATGCGAACGATGCCACGCTCCTGGAAGATAAGCCCGAATTCCTCGCCCTGGGCGATGTACTGCACCTGCCCGTATTCGCTGTAGTTGTCCTGATAGCCGGACTGGTAGGCGCGAGCCGATTGCGTCAGCGGCGTGGGCCAGTTGGTCGGGTCGCCGATGGCGGACCACTGCACGCGATAGGGATGGGAGCCGCTCGCGTCCGTCGTATTGCCAAGCACTACGAAGTCGCGGACCTTCCCGACCACATATGCCTTCGGCGGTGATCCAGCGAGGTCCGCAAAGGCCGTGGACGATCCGATGTCGAAATCCTGCACCGGATCGACGCCGTTGGTCGCCAGTAGGCAGTCGCCGAACTGCTCGAAGTCCCACGCCTGCCCGGCGGTGTAGTTCCCCGCCTTCGATACGTCCGTGATGACGCCGGCAGCGATCTTGTAGAGATGCCCGTTGGCCTGCGCGAAGGTGACCAGCGAGACCGCGTTGTCGACCATCACCGCATCGGACGGAGCCGCAGCCAGCGCCGTGCCCGAGGTCGCCAGCGGCTGGAATAGGCGCCACGCCGAACCCGTGTAGAGCACGTTTAGTGCATCTTCAATCGGCACGGTCTGCGCGTTGAGATACGGCGAGGGCGTGCCAGGCGAGATGTTGCGGTCATCATCCGGCGACCACTCGCCGAACTGCACCACTAAGGGCTGCATCAGGCCGGCCTCATCACGCCAGGCGAGCCGCTCATGCGCTCGCGCTTGTCAGCCAGCGCAACGGCCTGGGCGATCTGCTGGTAACGCGTTTCCCAATAGCTGACCGCCTGGTCGTCCTGCTGGTACGTGCCCGCTTCCAGCATCGCCGCAGCAAAGATCAGGTCCGGGTTGTTACTGGTTAGCCAGTTGGTGGTATTGGTGCCGCTCAGGCTGGGCAGACGCGCGTAATAGAGCAGCGTGACCGGATAGCTGGCGTCCGGGTACGGACCGACGACGAAATTGCCGGCTTCGCGGGCATAGAAGCTTGGCTGCCCTTGCCCTGACTGCTGCTGATAGGTCGAACGCAGCCAGAACGGCGCCACGCGCTCCAACTCGTACAGGTAATTTCCGGTCGAGTCGGTGACGTAGAGGTTTTTGGCCTCTACATAGTCGCTCGGAACCGCGAAACTGGCATTCGTGATCGTCGCGGCGGTCGTTTTCTCCATATCGCGCACGCGCAGATCGCGATAGATGCGCGACTCGCCCATGGCAATGAGGGTTGTGACGACGGTCGAGAGGTCGGCGCGGTCCAAATAGTCCGTGATCGCACTCTGGAGGCTGGCGTAGTCGGTAATCACGCCTTAGAGCCTCGCGTTGACGGTCTTGAGCTTGGGCATTTCCAGATTGAGCTTCTGGAACAGGCGCTTTTTCGTGTCCTCGTTGAGGTTGAAAAGGTCGATTCCGTCCTTCAGCAGATCCAAGTACAGAATCGGCGGGATCGAGGCCACGTGGTGCATGAAGCCCTTCCGGAACTTGCCCGTCTCGTCGCCGTTCTGGCGCAACGCATGGCACGCGTCGAGGTGGTCATCGAGCACGGCCTCGCGCTTGATGACCAGGTTTCCTTCCGGATCGAAGCGATACCGCTCCGTCATAGAGCGGTTCACTTGGAAAGCTCCACGATGTTCAAGTTGCCCGTGGCCGAGCCGTCCTGGATCACTGCCACCTTGTCGCCAGGGCTGACCTTGAAGTACTCCCCCGTGACGTTAGCCGCGATGAGCGCAGACGAGGCCGTCGCCGTGGGATTGGGACCGGTTTCGATGTGGCATGCGCCGGTCGCCACCACGCGAATGGCGTAGGTCTGCGAGCCGACTGCCGCAGATTGAACAGACGCGGCTCCAATGGCCACGTTCTTGCCCGTGCCGGCCAGCAAGTGGCTGAAATCGTCAAAATCCATGGTTCACTCCAAAAGAAAAGGGCGCCCCGAAGGACGCCCTTGAACACCACCAGTGAGTGGATGGATCAGCTCAGGTCGTAGACGGCCGCATGGGCCTTCTCGTTGGACATTTCCAGCGTCCATTCCTGCAGGATCTGCACCTTCTCGCTGTCGCCGGTCTTGGCCAGCGGCACCTTCTGGAACGGGCGCAGATAGGCCAGCTTCACGTAATCCGGATGGATCAGCGTGATGGTGCCCGCCGCCTGGAAGATCGACGGAACGATGGTCACCTCACCAAAGTCCGACACGTAGATATCGAACGCGGTATTCAGCTTGCGACCCTGCAGCTCCACAAAGCGCGTGCCGTTGCCCTGGAACGCCGAGATCTGCTGCTTCTGCTTCGGGTAGGCGAAGGCCAGCTTCGGAATCTGGCCGGTCGCCTGGAACGCCGAGAGCAGCACGCCCTGCAACATCGATTCGGTCAGGGCGCGGGCCGTACCCGCCGTGCGGGTATTGGAACCATCGCCCGTCGGGTTGGCACCCGTCGCGCCGAAGCTGGTATTGGTCTTCAGCCACGCAGGCAAGCCCGCCGAGACGCCGGCAACGCTGGTCGTCGGAGCGGTGCGCGCGTGGTTGTCGAAGATCGACGCTTCCACGTCGCGCTTCAGCTCCTTGACCTTCTTGAGCAGCTGATAGCCCATCTTGCCCACGGTGCCCGCCGAGTTGACGGCCGAGTTGGTGCCGGCGATCTGGGCGGTGTGCGCGCTGATCTGCGTGTAGTTGCCCAGACGGACAGCGGCGGTCAGCGCATCGGCGCTGGCGTCATCACCCTGGATGTGGGCGTTGGCGGCGTTGGGCGACGCGAACGCATCGGTCAGCCACTCGTGGTAGGTGTTGGTTGCCTTGCCCTTCTTGAGGGCGGTCTGCAGCACGGTCACGTCGGGATCGACGTTGAAGACCATGTTGGCCAGGTCTTCACGGTTGCCGACGACGGAAACCGACTGAAAGGTATTGCTCGGAACGGCCATGGAAGGCTCCTAAACTAGAGGGATTCGAGGAAAGCGGCCTGGGCGTCGCTATCGCCTTTGAAGGCGCGTTCGCGGATGCCCTTAAGGCGCGCGGCATTCGTGCCGAGGGATTCCTTCGGAGAAGGCTTCTGCATCGTCGGGGCGACCTTCAGCTTGGCGCTGATGTCGGGCTTCTTCGATGCGATCTGCTGATAGCGGGCCGCATCTCGCGCCACCTTGAACACGACGGGGTCCATCTCGACGGCGTCGAAGTTCTTATCGTCCGCACCAATCGACTTGAGGTAACTCTTGATGTCCGCGAGCGCGTTGCCGTAGCTCACGTCATCGGCCAAGTCGGGGTTCTGCGAACGGATCGTCTCGATAGCCTTGGGACGGGTCGTCTCACGCAGTTGCGTGATGTTCTGCTGGTAGTGCTGGGCCAGCGCCTGCTTCTGCTGCACGATCTCGCCGTGCGCCTGCTGGAATCGCAGTTGCAGTGCGCTGTACTGCGCGGGGTCGACCCGATAGAGCGCGTTCCAGTCGATGCCCTGGTACTCCTGGGCCAACTGGCGCTCCTGGTTGTCGATCACGGAACCGGCCATCTGGATCTTCTGCTGCCAATCGTTGCGCAGTTGGACCTGTTCCGCCTCGAACGCTTTCTGCTTCTCCGACAGCTCGATGCTTTTCCGATTGACGTGCCCCTCCAACTGATTGATCTTGATGATGTCCTGCAGCGTGGCGTCTTTCTCCTCGCCATCCACCTTGAGCTTGACCTTCAGGCCGAGCAGATCGCTCAGCTCGACGCCCGACTCTTTGGCGAACTGGTCCAGATACTCGATGCTGCTGGCCTGGGCTTCCTCAGGATCGGCAGATTCGGGTGTTTCGTTCTCGGTCGTGGTTGCCTCTTGCGACTCGGCAGTCGCATCGGCCGGCACTGATTCGCCCTCAGTGGGCACCTGTTCAAAAGCGGCCGCCAGTGCGTTCTCGTCCAGCTCTTGGGAAACGCCCTCGTTCGGGGTGGTTTCGGTCGTCATGGGTTCTCTCGTGGGGTTAGCGCGCGAACACGCGGTCAATGAGGGTTTTGCCTCGCACCAGCTCCAACTGCGCGACCTCGCCATCGGTAATGGCGCGCTTGAGGTAGGCGCGGAACTGGCCGAGGATCTGTTCGGCCAAGATCAACTTGGTATGCCCATCGGTATCCGTGGGCTTCACGGCCAGGCGCTGCCGGCGCAGGCTTTCGTCAAGCGCGTCAAGGGCTTCCTTGAACACGGGGTTATCGGTCACCTGTCGCGCGAAATCGGCACGACGGATCGCCTCGTCACTGTCCATGCGGCACCTGCTGCGAAGTGGCGGACAGGGACTTGATGAAGCCCTGCCGCTCGTTTGATTCGTTGGTCGCCATGGCTGTGATGAGGTTCATCACGGCCTCGTCGTGCTTCTGGCGGGCCTGCATGTAGCTGTTGACGGCCTGGGCGCTGCTCTCGGCTTGAACCTTTGCAAAGGCGGCATCGGCGCGCTGCTTCTCGATCTGCGCCTTCATCATCAGCTCTTGCGTATGCATCTGTTGCTGCGCCTGGATCTGCTGCAGGTCGCCTTGCGCCTGAATCTGCGCACGTTGCACATTGGCCTGCGCGGTGATCTGCGCGGCCTGCACCTTCGGGTCAGGGCCTTGCTGCTGCTTCTGCGCCTGCATCTGCTGGAACTGCGGCGAGGATGGGTCGGTGAAGTACTTGCCCGGTGTGCTGAAGCCCAGCACCTGCGCCATCTCCGCGGCGAGGTTGTAGACGTTCTCCGGCAGCACGATGCCGGCCTGGGCCGCGCCCTGCTGCATCTGGCCCATGAGCATCAGGTTGCCGCGCTTCTCATCCTGCGAGCCGGTGCCAAGGCCCACGTTCACGCTTACGGCATAGCGCCGACGCCAGCTCGACGGGTCCACCTGCACCCACTGATTGCGCAGCTTCATCGTCATCGGCTTGTCCTGGTGCCGAACGATCAGCCCGTGGAGCAGCAACGCGATCTGCTTGACGCCTTCGGCCATGATGCGAGCCATCAGCTCGACCTTCGCCGTCGCGGCTGTCATGGCGTTGGTGTACGCCTTGGCCGTGGTCATCTGCAGCGTATCGGGGTCCAATCCCTGCGTCGTCGCACTGATGCCCGTGCGTTGTGACTTCATGGAGTCCATGTAGTCGATGACGGGGAGCAGCTCGCCCACCACGGATGGCGTAGGCAACGCGGTGACATCGGTCGCCGGAACGCCTCTAGTTCTGATGTAGCCGCCTGCCCGAGAAACACTCAGGTCTTCGAGGTTGACCGTGTCCTCGTTAACAACCAGCCGCCCATTGTTGATGGCATAGACATTGTCAAGCGTCTGCCGGATCAGCGTGGTCTTAATGTCCTGCACGTCCTTGAGCAGGTCGAAGATGCTGATGCCGAGGTGACGGTGCGGCATGCGGATCGGCACGCAATGGGCAATCGGCACTTCCTCGATGGGCTCGTGCGAGATGATCTTGCCCGGCGCCTTGAGGATTTTACGAAGCTCGGCAATGCCGTCGCCGTCGTAGTCCACGCGCATGTAGCACTCAATGCCCTCGATAACCTCCATCGAGGCATCGGAGCCTGGGTCGTCCGTGCCAAGCTCGTCCACGGTGTCCGAACGGGCAATGGACTGGATGTCGATGCGAGCGGACTTGTTGGCCGGCTCGGCCGCTACGTCGTAGCCCAGCTCCTTCCATTCGCTGCGCGTCTTGCGCACCACATGACCGACGAACGGCGAGTCCTGCAGGTCATGCGTGGTCAGCGGGCTGATGCGCATGTCCTCGGTGGGAATGCACTCGACCCGGTATTCGTTGGATTTGCTGGTGCGGCGGATGCGCACGTCGTAGGTCATGACCGGCTGCATGGAGCCATCGGGCATCGGCTGCATTCCCTGCACTTCGTGCTTGGCCGCGATATCGGCCTTGTCGCCAGACGCCTCGATCTGCTGGATGACGTAGGCGAGCGTGCCCTCATCCAACCCGGTGTAGGTTTCGTAGCGGTCGCGCTCGACTTCCTCGAACCAAACCTTGACATACCCGTTCTTGAGGATCAGCGCGTCGGTAATGAAGTCGTGCAGGATCAGCACGCCCGGGTTTCGGCGCATGAGCAGGTAATCGACTACATCGGTCGCCTGCTGCGCCTCGGCCTCGTCATCCGGGCCTTCGGGCTCGAACCGCACCATCTCCTTGGAGCCAACGAACATCCGCATGAGCTGCGGCTTGATCCATTCGACGGTGTCGCGCACTTCCTGGCTGACGACCTGCGAGCGCCCGGCGACCTCATTGCCCAACGGGCGGCCGTGGTAGTAGTCCAGCGCTTGGGCGCGCTCGACATCCACCGATCCGTACTGCGTCGTGGTGCCGCTGGTGGCGATGTTGGCTGCGCCATTGCTTGAGCCCATCGCCGCCTTTTCGTGGGCGTTGACCAGCGCAAGCAGGTCGCGCTCGTCCATGGTCTTAGCCATGCGTCGGCGCCTCGGGCTTCTCACGCTCCTTGCGTGGCAGCGTCTTGCGCTCCAGCACTTCAACGCGGGCCGTCAGCTCGGCAACCTTCTGGCGCAGCTCGTCCAGCTCCACCTGCATTCGGATACTCATACGATCGCCATTTGAGGTTGTTGGATGTCGGCCCACTTGCGCTCGGCCTTGCTGCTCGCCACCGCGAAGTAGCGAAGCGCGTCAGCCGGGTGGGATGCCCAGTCGTGGACAGGTGCGGTGAACTCGCCTGCGCGGTCTTTCCAGTCGCGGCGGTAGTACTGCAGGGCGTTGATGCCTTCCTCGCAGCGCTTGGCGTCGAACCAAAGCTGGTTGAACATCATGCGCAGCGCAGCGATGCCTTCTTCCAGGCTGATCGACGGCGTGATGCGCGCCCGGATGCTGTGCGAGGCGAGGATTTCCCGGTAGGTCTTGCCCGTGCCCTTCTCGCGGGCCTCGGCGTCATGCGGCAGCCAGTGGTAGCCGTACACGTAGGGCTTGGCCTTGAGCACTGCGGCATGTTCCGCAGCCGACGCATTGCGCCGCTCGTAGTAGTCAATGATGTGCCACTCACGACCCACCCGCTGGCAGAACCAGATCGACGTCGCGTCGCTGATGCCGATGTCCCAATACGTGTGGACCGGCGAGTGAGCGTCATACGGCACGCCGCAGACACGCCCCTCATCCCGCGCCACCTTGAGCAGGTCGCCGTAGATCGCGCCAGGAACGTCGATCACGTCCCACCGGCCTTGCATCAGGGCTGCGCGCTCAGCCTCCGGCAGCCGCTGCAGGTTGGCCTCGTAGTCAGCGCCCAAGTGCGGATTGTCGTGCAGACGCGCCGGGATGAACCGCAGCGTCTTGCTCACCACCGCGCCGCTTTCGAGCTTGACCTCAAGCGCCTGACGCGATGGCTCACCTGCTGGCGAGAAACCCCAGCGCTCGCGTATCCACTTCGGGCCCGGATTGCAGGTCGCCCGCATGTAGCACTTGAGATCCGGGTGCGACGTTCGCAGGCGTGAGCTGAGGTAGTTCCACACATACGGCGTGCGGTACTGGCCCAGCTCGTCAACACCGATCCACTGGTATTCCTGGCCCTGGTACTGCAGGACATCGGCATCCCGCTCGCAGCTACCAAAAATCACCTTGGCGCCGGACGGGAACCGCCACTCCTTGGGCTGCTCGAAGAACTCGGCCCCAGGTATCACCCTCGGATACAGCACGCGGGAGCGGTCGATCAGCTCGCGCAACTGCGGCATCGTCTGGCGGATGATCAGCGCCCGATAGCTCGGGATGTTGGGCGCGTTCTGCTGCAGCCCTAGCGCATCCACCAGCATGGCAGCGGACTTGCCGCCACCGGCCGCGCCGCCGTACAGAACCTCATCTTCAGGGGCAGCCAAGAACTCCGTCTGTTTTTCGCTCGGCCGCCACTCGTTCATGCCTTGGACGGCACGAACAGGGTGAAGTTGAGCTCCTTGCCATCCTTGCCGCTGATCTGCTGCTCAACGGGGATTAGGCGGGCAAACAGCTTGTAGAACTCCGTGGTGTTCTCAGTCGCCCAGATGGCGAGGTTCTCAGCCCCGCCGATCTTGTCGAAGGCGAACTGGAACGCCTCCTTGGCCGTCTTGGTCAGATGCGACTGCGCACCCTTTGGCTTGCCGGGGTTGCCCTTGGCAAAGCGCCCCGAATTGGTCCGTTCTTTTCGGTCTGTCATGTCATCGCCCTAGCGGGTAGATGTCCGACGAGTGGTCGGTTACGCGGGATCGGATTCCTTGGGAGGAAGCGACACGGTTACGGGTGCGGTGTCCTGCGGCTCGGCGGTGTGTGCGGCGTGGAACGCCTGCACCAGATCAGCCAGCTCGACATGCAGCGAATGAGTGATGGCGCCAGACTTCCAGGCAGCGATAGCCGCCTCAGCGCGGGCGATGAGGTTGCTCATGGGTAATCCTTGGGTTCTACGGTTGGTTGCCTGCGGCGTCGCTAGGCTCGGATTCTTCTTGGGTAGGCAGCGGGTCAGGCACCGTCACCTTGAACTCTTTGGCCTTGCCGAAAATGCGGTCCCAATTGCTGGCAAAGGTCTGCGCGTCGACGGCAAAGGGGCGCGGCGCGGAGCCTTTGCCGCTCATGCTCAGTGCCCAGCCTTAATCCCGTTGACCTTCTCGACCGTCCGCATGGCGCCCAGGCCCAGCATGCCCATCAGCACGGGGGAGAGCTGGGACAGATCCAGCGCAGGCAGGTCTACGTGCGCACCCAGCAGCTTGGCGGCATAGCTCACCATCGGGCCGGCGACGAACGTCCAGGCGAACGCCGCGCCACACACCCAGCCCACGAACGGACGCCAGCCGGCCACGAACACGGACGCATTGCCCGCCTCAGCCTTATTGGTGTCCGTCTGCGACTGGATGACAGCCTGATCGAACTGAAGCTGTGCCAGCTCGCGGGTCAGCGCGTCCTTTTCTTCCTGCGACTTGTCGGGCAGGAACTTGTTGACGATGCCGCCGACCGCGTTGGCGATTTCGCCGATACCAGTAATGCTCATGGGGTTGCCTCGAACAATGCGCGCTCAGCAGCGCGGCGTGTGACCAGCCCGGGCAGCGCTTTGCCGCCGGACATCACCCAGAACTTGAACTGCGCCGCCGCTTCGTCGTATCGGCGCTGATTGAGCAGCCGCAGCAGCGTGGAATCGCGCAGCCGTCCAGCACCCAGGTTGAATACGAAGTCGCACAAGGCGTCGAACTGGCCCTGCGTCAACGGAACAGTGACCATGCCGCGCACTTGGGCTGCGGCGTCATCCAGATCCTCATGCAGCAGCGCGTCAGCCTCGTCCTGCGTGATCGTCTGGCCCTGGCGCACGCCTTTGGTATGGCCGTAGCCAATCGTCCACACATCAGCCGGGCAGCGGTAGGCGTTTAGCTGGCAGCCTTCGGAGGCCTTGACCAGTGCAATACAGGCTTCGCTAGGGCTCACGGCCTATCCGCTTTCCGATCAAGCTTTTCCTCGATCCGCACCAGCGTGGCCCGGATGTCCTGGTACACCGCATCGCTGCGACGGCGATCAGCCTCGGCATTGGCCGTCAGCCCCTCGATGCGGATCTCCGCGCCAGTCAGCCGGGTCGAATGACGCCACAGCCAAGCGATGATGCCGCCCACGGTGGGGATGGCCACCGCAGCCAGCGCGATCAGGTCGGACGAATTCATGTTGCCTCGCGTCAGTCAGTGCGGCGCGGGGCCGGCTTGATGGTTGCGACCTTGCCGTCGCCCGTGGCCTTGTCTACCTGGCGCCGAGGCTTGCCCAACTCTGTCAGGATCTCGATTTCGCCGCCCTTGTCAGGAATGCGAATGGCGATGGCGCCCACTTCGTTTGCAAATGCCTCGATGCCGAAGGGAAAGACGATATGACCGCTTAGCGTGCTGCCCGCGCCTGAGTACTCGTGCCAGTCGGCTAGTGTGTCGTCGCTGTCCGTGTCTACTTGGCACTGGACTTCGGGCAGATCGTCGTCAGACACGGTTAGCCGCCCTTGGTCTCGCTGCCGTCGTGGATGATTCCATCGCGGTCGATGCAGTCCGTGGTGCCCCTGCAAAAACCAGTCTTGTCACTCATCAGGCTCACCCGTAAACGGACAGTAGAGGCACGCCAGCATCACCAGCAGCCAGATTAGGCGGGCTAGGAGCATGGCGGGGCTCATGGAATAGAAGCCGGTTACGATTATCCGGCGTGCGTGTAGATGCTTGTATTGGCGCTCTTTCGGGAGGCTCAGCCCGCACCGACTCTTGTTGCGCCTCGGCACTCCGCCTGACCCCTTGCGGGCTGAACATGGTGGCGCTGTACGCGAAAAGCTTGGGGAAACGGGCTGGCCTAGCCCTTCTGCACGTCCGGTTTCGACCTTACGCCAGGTAACCGGGCTCCGGAGGTCACTGCGATAGCTGGTCGCAGTCGTGATTACGTGCAGTCCCCAAAACAGGTGCCCCCGGTCGATTGAGGGCATGGGCGGTGGACTTGCCACTTTTCGCCCAAGGTTCAAACTTACATCCAGTAACGCTTATTTCCATTTCCGTTCAGAAATTAAAACTTGCCGATACGCGGCCCCAAGGTGCAGCAGGTACGTGTTAACACTCACGCTCAATCTGTCCCGGATCGCATCTCGCAGCCGCTTATAGGTTTCCGGCTTCACGCCGAGGTCTTTAGCGGCCACCGTATGCGGCAATAGCGGCTCCATGTAGATCAGCAGGTACAGGGCATCCAGCCCTGCCACGCCGGCCAGCGTGGGCGTATAGACCTGGCGCTTGATGCCGCCCTCTAGACAGTGCGCGATGGCGAACTCATGCACCCACTGTTTGAGCTTCGGCAGGTAGATGTTGTCTCCACAGTACACCGTGCGGAACAGCTCCCAATTCGGGAATCCGTTGTTGAAGTCGAAGCGGGCCAGCCGGTCAGCGTCTATCAGTTGCCGGTGGATCGGCAACACCAACAGCGTGTCGACGTCGAAGCCCTTGGTATTCCAATCGCCTACGGCCTGGGGGATGGTGGCGGTGGTCATGCCTTCCCCTTGGTCAGGTAGTCGTGCACCTCGTCAATGATCGCCTTCACCACTTTGATCTTTCGGATTGCGCGCTTGTCGCCCGGCTTGCCGAAGTACCACCAAATGCGACGGTCACAATCAGTCAGCTTAAGGTCCAAGGAGCCCGTGTCATCCTCGATAGAGACACGAATGAAGGAGTCACTATGTTTTAGTGACTCAAGGAATACGCGCTTCTCTTTCATGCAGCCGCCTCCACGAACTGCGCCCTGCCCGGCTCGCAATACGTCGAACGGAACCACGTTCCGCAATCGCGGCATTGCATGCGCGCGTATCGCCTCGTGGTCGTGACCGCGTAGCCACGGCGCTGGTGCTTCTCCCCACCGCACTTCGGGCAGACGTGGTGTTCGCCGTAGTTGTTGCGGTTGGGGTGGTTCGGAATCCACGGCAGGATGTGCGTATAGAGGTCCTCCAGCAGCTTCACGTCCTGCCGGTTGTACTTTTCCATCAGCTTCCACGCAGCAGGGTCGCCGTTCATGCAGGCGGTCCATAGCGGCATGCCCTTGTGCTCGGTCTTGCGGCCTAGACCCATGCGCTGGGCGACGTAATCAAGCTTTCGGCTGGCGATCTTCGCCTTACGCATCGTCCGCAGTAGGTCGATCTGCCGGAACGGTGCAGGCGGCTTCATGTGCGCGAACATGAACTCGCCGGTCAACACAGGAATGTCGAAGGACAGCCCGTTGTAGTGACATACCGCGTCGGCCTCATCCAGCAACTTGTGGACGCCGCGCAGCATTTTGTCCGGCTTCGACTTCTGCACCGAGTCAAACAGCATTTCGCGCTCGCCGAACCATTTGGCCGCGTAGCAGAGGGTGTAACCCGGCTCCACGATCTGATTCGTGGCAATGCGCTGGTCGAACAAGCCCCAGGCATAGACCTTGTGTGGTGCTGTCTCGATGTCGAGCATGAGTATCTTCATGCCAACACCACAATCAGCAGCAGCCACCACCAGGAGCAGGTAAGAACCCCGGCGAGCTTGAGAACGATGAAAGCCCAAAAGGCGAAGTCGCCTACGCTGGCATGGCTGTACTCGCGACTCACAGCCGATCCTCCCCACCCGCCAACCGCTCATCGTGGTCACGGATTACTTCGGCGTTCATCGGGTGTGCCCGTTGTGGGCATGACTCTGCCCATTTTGGGTCCCACTTAGGGATGCGCTCGGGAACGGGACTATCGCTCGCCATGTCATAGGCGATCTTCGCGTCACGCTGTGCCTTGGGATCGTTGTCGCCCAGCACATCGCGGATCAGATCCCGCGCATGGCACACATACGCCAGTGCCGTTCGCAGCTTGCGCTCGGACTCCGGCATTTCTGGTTCAGTAGACCGATACGCGCCCGTCGGCTGCTGCGAACGCCGCGCCTTCCGTTCCTCGTGGTCGGCGTACAGGTTGTCGGGGTAGTGGAGGCCGGTCATTTGCCAACCCTTTTGGGAGTTAGCTCATATTCGGCCGGACCTGTCGCGCCGGGTTGGTGTTATGCGACTTTCTCGCGTGACTTTTTGGCAAGTCGGTAGACGGTGGAGCGGTGGCACTTCAAGTAGTCGGCAGCTTCCGTAATTCCCAGCAGAGGAAGCACGCTAGACGCCTTATTGATCCGCCGGGCGCGGAACAGGAGATTCATTAGCCGCGCCTCCATTTCGCCTAGATGATCCATCGGCACCCCCTCCGCCTTCATCGCCTCCAGCGCTTCGGTGATGCGGGATTCGGTAGACATAGACGCCCCTCAGCTCATGTCAACGATGCGTTGCTTCCAGACAAGCGCCTTCCCGCCCTTCACCTTGGGCTTCTTGCGCCACCCATGGATATGAATCGTCCAGCCGGCCGCGCGCATGACCGGGATGTACTCGTTTTCGGTCATCTTCTTCTTGCGGGCCGACACCCCGCTATCACTTGTGGTTTGCACGGCTAGGGTTTCGCCATCGCGGATCGCCAGAATGTCGATGCATCCGAACAGATCCACGCGCTTTTGCGTGAAGCTGTTGAAATACTCGACCACCCAGCAGGAATAGCCTTGAGCCCGAAGCGCCGCTAGGCTGTTCTGTGTCGGAGAGCGGCCGGCCATTAGGAAACCGCCCCGTACACGTTGAAATTCCCACCGCTGGAAGCGGGGAGGCGCATCACAACCCGCGCCCTGTTACTCGCGACAAGTCGAGCCATGACGCTGTGGGCACCGCTGCGGCTCAACTTCAATTCCTTCCTTAACTCAGCGACGGTGATGTTGCGCTGCTTCAGCAGCTTGAGAGTCGCGTGCGTCGGGCTTTCCCATCCGTCATCATGGGCAGGCTTTGGCGTGTCGCGCCGCGCACTGTCCGACTTCACGCCCAGCGAGATACGGCGGGCGATGCGGAGACGTCCTTCTAGCTCGTCAAGCGTCGTATTGAAGCTGAACGGGCCACACAGCGACGGCGAGAACGAACGGCTCAGGCGCTTCCCTTCCAGCGTCCCGACCTTGGCTATGACGTAACCCTCATCCTCCACGGCATTGACGATCCACTCGCCGCCGTGGGATTCCATGTGCCGCATGATTTCGCGTGCAGCCTGCTCAGTGGCGGTGGTAGTGATATGGATGCGCATTACTTGACTAGCCTCAGCTTGCCGGCCTTGATGAGCCGGTCGTGGGTAAGGTTCACCGCGCGGGCATGCAGCTCGCGGCGCTCGATTTGGGAAAGGTCTTTGCCGTTGTCGATGGACGAATGACAGTCAGGGCACAGCGCAGCCGTGAGCCACGGGGCGGACTTCTGGCCCATGCCTCGGTGCATGTTGGAGTGCGATACCTGGACTCCATGGCGATTGCACAGGACGCAGGTTTCAAGCTCTGCGACGGCTTGGAACCAGGGTCGCTCAGTGGCGTTCATGCGGCCCTCCGCTCATCGCCCCACACAACGCCATACTCAGCGCCGAACGCATGGGCTAGCTCGATAAGCTCAACCATCTCCGCGATGCTCATGCGGCTGGTGCGCTGGCCGAGGATCACGAACCCGCCGTCCAGACCTTGCGCGACCCGCTGGTGCCGTTTGAGGCCCCCGGAAATGATGTGCTTCCAATCCTCGGCTTCCAGGTATTGCAGCTTGCCGTCTACCGGCCACTGCACCTGACGCGCAATGTCGGACAGCACGGCCCACATCTTGGCGTTCTGCTCAAGCGTGCGCGTCGGCTGCTTCTCGTCGATCTGCACCCGTACCGGCTTGCCGAATTGCAGGATTTCGCAGGCCAAGCGCCATGCGGCGGCGAAACGCTCGCGGGCATTGTCGGTGGTGAGAAAGATGGTTCGGGCACTCATCGCCTGTTCCCTCGCTTCTGTGCCGCGTTGTCAATCTGCTTCTCGCGGTGGATGAATCGGAGTCGCATGAACTGCACCCGCAGCCAGTCCTGGCAAACCTTCTGGCAGTTGCCGTGCGTGCAGTCGTCGTTGCCGCATTGCTCGGGGAGCTTCTTGACCTCTGCCGCCCATTGGTTCGTCGGCAGGTTTGCAATGCGCGTGGCGTGATAGAGGCAGCGGGAGGCGGTCATACCTGCCCCGTTGCGTCTTTCCAGGCGCGCAGCCAGCGGTAAGCCGTGGCGTTGGATACGTCGAAGTGGCCCCGAATGAGGGCCGCAGTCAGCGGCAGGCGGCAGTTGCGGCACCACTCGCCGAACCGAATCCAGAACTCGGGGCCGTAGTAGTTGTGGGAGGTCATACCTCGCCCTCCCCTTCCGGCTGCACATGGAGCATCTCGGCAACCTTCGCCAAGTGTTCGGCCACGACTTCAGGCGATGCGGGCTTGTGTTCCGGCTCCGTCTTCTCGATCAGGGCGACCGGGTTAACCGGAAGCGTGCCGCCCTCCATGACGAACTCACGGGTGCGCTGGAATGCTTCCTCGAAGATCCGGTCGGCTACCTTCCCGGAGGCATTGCGGTAGGCGTAGGTATCAAGCCGCGACAGCACGCCACGGGCGAACCGGGAAATGATCGGGCGAGCGTTTCCACCGTCGAACGGCCCGCGATAGGCCAGGTAATCGACAACCTCGGCCCGAACGCTGGCAATCGACGGAATGCCGAGGCACATCGCCTTGAACTTCGCGGAGCTAGGCGGCCAGTTATCGGCGCGCAGAACGTCAGCCTCGAACCCTTCGCGCAACTGCTCCGGCGTGATCCCGGCCAGCGTCCCGCGCCACTCAGCCGCCGCGATGCCGTTCGGCTGGGCGCCGAAGTTGCTAACCCAGGCGTTGCCGTAACGGCTAGCCATCCGCATCCACAGTTCCGCCGTGGCCGATTTGGGCAAAGGGGCGGCCGAAGTCGTCGTCAGGGTCGTTTGCGAATTGCTCGCGGATGGCCTGCTCGACTTGCTCGACAGCGCTGAGCTTGCGGTTTGACTGATGGTTTGCATTAGGTTTCTCCGAACGCGGGACGTAAATGCCCTGCCATCCGCTTTCGATGGCGGTTTCGATTAGGAATACCGGGTCATTACCGGCGAGGCGAAGCTTGACGAGCTTGTTAATCGTTAATTCGGCGGCGCGCTGAGAAAGCGGGCGCTTAATGGAGGCCCGGTGCTCAACCCAGTCCGTCCAGATCGCCTCCGGGAGCCAGTCGGGCAGCGTCACGTCTAACTGACGGTTGCTCTTACGGTTCAATGACGGTTCTTTACGGTTAGGGTGCACCTGCTGCACCGGTTGGTGCGGGAGATGCACCGGTACCGGTGCGGGAGCTGCACCGGTTGATGCGGCAGGTGCACCGGTGCTAGAGCTGCACCGGTGCGGGAGCTGCACCGGTTGGACATACTCAACAGGTTTCAACTGGTAGGTCGTGTGCCGGCCATTCGTGCGGTCAGCGATAATCGCCCCCTGCTTTTCAAGCCAGGCAATTGCGTCAATAACGGCGCGCTTTGAAAAGCAAGTCCTTTCGCTAATGGTCATTAATGACGGCCAGCAATAACCCTGATCGTTGGCGTTATCCGCCAGCGAAATAAGCACGGCCTTCTGCGTGGGGGGCATTTGCAGCGGCCAGCACAGAGCCATTACGGCGGTGCTCACTTAACCAACGCTCCCAACAACAATCCCGTCCCGCATGAACTCCGCAGCAAAGAGGCAGGCGTCGATCACCTCCCAGCGCTCGGGCGGCTCGACCTTGCCGCTTGCGTCGGCCAGGAACGCGGCCTGCTTGTCCAACACAGCCGCCATGCGACAGGCGCGCAGCTCGTGGCTCACGGGCCGGTTGGGCAGGTTGTTGCGGATCTGAGCGGCCAGCTTCGGGTCGCGGGTGAACTCAAGCGGCGCCGGCTCGTTGTCGATCACGCAGGCTTGAGCTTTCGGAGTCGTCACGCTCACGGGCACGGACATACGGTTAGCGTGCGGGGAGGTGCGGGCGCGGGGTTTGCGGATGAAGGAAAGGAGGCTCATGCGGCGATCCCCCAGGCAGCCATGCAGGCATGGGCAGCGATAGCGGCTCGCTGGCGCTCCGTTGGCGTTTCGACGGCCTTCGCCCTCGCCTCTTGGTAGTCGAGGAACTGCGAAAGCAGGTTGCAGCCCGTCGCCAGCGCGAACCGTTCCCGCTTGGCCTTGGGCATCTTTCGGGGATGGCGCGGGTTAGCGATCTCACTCAGGCAGCTATCGGACTTCCAGCCGCAAATGAGGGCCACCGTCTGCTGGTCGCGGCCAAGGCGATGGAGTGCCAGTTCAAGGCACGTCCGAACCGCCTGTTCCTCGGACTTGCACGCCAGCAGCACATCCAGCGGCGCATCTAACGGCAGCTCGCGTTGATTCGTGTCAGTTCGCATGGGCTCGCACCAGTTCGCGTTTGTGATTGGGTACAAAAAAGGCCGGCTCACAAGGAACCAGCCCGTGGAATCAGGAAGCTCGCTTCAACCGCACAACAGGGACGCGGTAGCCCGTGAGGTTGCCGCCCTTGTCGCGCTCCCACTCGACGCTGGGGCAGATGTCCTCGGCGCGGAGTCGGCCGCCAGAGGCGTCCTCGATCAGGGGTGCTCGATCCCTCGGCACGCCGGCATCACGCCACTTGTAGATAGCCTGCGGCGTGATCTTTTCCCCGTAAGGGGCGAGGGCGGCGGCGAGCGCGGAGGGCGTGCCGAAGTGGGCAATCACGGTTTTGTAGCTCATAGCGCGATTGAACCACAGGTTGTGGCGGAATGCAAACCTGTAGTTGCTTCGCGCCCTGCGGGCCGAGCCTCACACTTTCAACTTATGGTTAATCAAGACGATTTCGACGTAGGGGCGGCGCTCGACGCCCTACTCACCCGATCCGGCAAGCAGAAGAAGCTGCTAGCCGAGTACATGGGCGTGTCCGAGCAAGCGGTTCAGAAGTGGATCAAGCAAGGGACCATCGCCCGCGAGCACATCAAAAAGCTGTGCCAGTTCCTTGGCTGCTCAGCTGATGAATTGCTAGGAATCCAGCCCATCAGGGAAAGCGCACCACTAAGCCATTCGCGGTCTGTGCGACAGGACCCAAAGATCATTCGTGGCGTGGCACGGGCCATGCAGGACACCGCTGATGAACTCGGCGTCAGGCTGACCATCAGGGAGGCCGTGGAGTTGGGCGCGGAGCTATACGACAAGGTGGGCGAGACAGGCATCACGACAGCAGATGTCGTGTGGCTGGTTAGACGGCTGGAACAGGGGACGGGAAGCGATGCTGGAAGAAGCGGTTTATCTAATGGTCCGCGCGATGTTGCGGGAACGATGGGGGGCGGCACAGGCAAGGCCTAGGCTTGAGCTGGTGGGAGGCACGGCCGTCAAAGATCCGGCGCCAGCGCCGGAAGTCCAGCAGCAGCGGCCAGGCTTCAGCCGGCGACCACTGGATTGGGCGCCCAAGGCGAAGCACGGAATGACCGGGGTGTAGGAGTTTTACGCCAGTACAACCGCAGCCGGCGACTGCAACAGATAGGGGAACGTCATGAAGATGTCACTGATGCTTGGGTTGGCTCTTGCTGCGCTGGTGCCGATGGCGGCAAGCGCGCAGGTTGCCGTTCGCGGCTACGTCAAAAGGGATGGGACGTATGTAGCCCCGCACTATCGCTCAGCGCCGAACAGCACGAAGCTGGACAACTACTCCACTCGCGGCAACGTCAATCCGTACACCGGCCAGCCTGGCACGCGCGATCCCTACGCGACGCCTCAGCCAAGCACTTACTCCGGGGGCAGCTACGCGCAGCCCTATACGCAGCCGCAAGCCCAGCCGTCCTATGGCTACCAGTCCAGCTACGGCGATGACGAGAGCAGCGACAGCCAGGATGATGGCGGCTGACTAAGCCTCATCGAGTCGCGCTTCGGCCCGCTTCGGCGGGCTTTTTTTCGCGCCTAGGAAATTACTGAACTCCGAAGTACTCACTTTTTCGCAACTTGTGGTTGCACTCTGCTCTGAACCTGTGGTTTAATTCCCCCGTCGCCAGCCACCAGGCCGGCAGAGAGGGAGAACGGACATGCAGGTCATCAACGGCTACGAAATCGGCAAGGTCGAATGCTCCAGCTCCTGGGGCGTCCTCAAGCTCGGCGAGAAGCGCGGGCTGATCTTCAAGACCAAGCGCGCCGCGCTGGCGTGGGTCAGATCGCAGGCCGCCGCGTGACCACCCTCTGGACCTCCCGCCCGCTCCTCCTTGCCGATGGCATGGCCGTGGAAACGCGCGCCTCCCTCGAAGGCGTGACCGTGGGCAAGCAAGTCGATGGCGTCTATGCCTCCGACACGCTCATGACGCCCGAGCAGGCCATGGAGCACGCCGACAACCTCACCCGCGCCGCAGCCATCGTGCTGCAAGCGCGCAACCGCTAACCAACCCCTCGGCCCGCAGCCGGGGGATGTAAGGGGAGAGAGATGAACTTCGAAATCCGTAATCGCTGGTCCGGCGCTGTGCAGTTCTCTTGCGAGCTGAGCGCCGAGGTTGCCGGCATGTCCTATGGCTTCCAGCTTGGCTTTGCGGTCAAGAAGGCGAAGGAGAGCGATGCCGACCTGCGCGATGCCGTCCTGAGCGGTGCCGTCCTGCGCGATGCCGACCTGCGCGATGCCGACCTGCGCGGTGCCGTCCTGAGCGATGCCGTCCTGCGCGGTGCCGACCTGCGCGATGCCGTCCTGCGCGATGCCGACCTGCGCGATGCCGTCCTGAGCGGTGCCGTCCTGCGCGATGCCGACCTGCGCGATGCCGACCTGCGCGATGCCGACCTGCGCGATGCCGACCTGCGCGGTGCCGACCTGCGCGATGCCGTCCTGAGCGGTGCCGTCCTGCGCGATGCCGACCTGCGCGATGCCGACCTGCGCGGTGCCGTCCTGCGCGGTGCCGTCCTGAGCGGTGCCGTCCTGCGCGATTGCCCGGTCAAGATCCCGAACATCCACTCCGCCGTCTACGGGGCAGCATCGAAGCCGCAAGCACTCGATATGGGCCATTGGCATACGTGCGAAACGACGCACTGCCGCGCCGGGTGGGTTGTCGCGCTGGCTGGCGAGGGTGGCCGCGCCCTTGAGTGGGCATACGGCACGCCCGCCGCCGCCGCCATGATCTACATGGCGAGCGATCCGAAGCTTGAGCGCGTTCCGGACTTCTACTGCTCCAACCAAGAAGCGCTGGACGACATGCGTCGGCTGGCTGAGGCGGAGGCCGCCGCATGACCGCCCCGGCCCTCAATCGCCCCGTGGATGTGCTGTTCGACGTACGCGAGTGCGCCGCTCTGTTGGGAGCGGCCAAGCAAGAGCCGGCAGCGCTTCGTCTGCTGGACGCACACGATGCTTTTGCTGATCTGATCGAGGCGACTCGTGGCCTGATCGAGTTCGTAGAGCCGATCTTGACCGACCACGGCTTCGGCTACGTGGGAAGGATCGAGAAGGCGCGAAAGGCCCTCGCCGCCATCGGTATGCAGTCATGAGCGCCGCCTACCAGGCCGTCCCGACCCTCGCCCAGCAGCGCGAGCTTGATCGCTGGGTGCAGCGCAACTACCCGGCCCGCCAGTACCGCGACACCCAGGCTATCGCCGACTTCCAAGCGGCCCGTATTCGGTACAGCCAGCCCGAGCCTGCCCAGTTCTGCGCGGTCCCGACTCCCGGCGAAGACGGCGATCCGCAAGTGTGGGAGTGGGTTGGTTCCACGCCCGTCCTGATCATCGTCGCCCTCGCGTGTGTGGCGTGGGTGGCTTACTTCTGGAGT